GGACCAAGGAACTAAAAAGTCCAACGCAGTAGCTGAGAAAGTAGCTGCGGGAGCTTTAGCTGTTAGTCTTTTTGAAGAAGATGCAGATAAAGGTCTAGGTAATATAGGTCATGAAGATCTAGCATTACCTTTTCTTAAAATACTAGGACAACTATCTCCAGAAGTTAACAAGAGAGATGGTAAATATGTTCAAGGTGCAGAACCTGGAATGATTTACAACTCTGTAACTGGAGAACTATTTGATGGTGAAAAAGGAATTAACGTTTTACCATGTCATTACAAATTAGAATATATTGAATGGCAGGAAAGAGGTGAAGGTTCTGGCGCTCCAGTTGGAATTCATCCATCATCAAGTGATATAATGACTAAAACAAAAAGAGATGCTTCTTTCAAAGACAGATTATCAAATGGTAATTATGTTGAAAGAACTGCAAGCTATTTCTTAATTGTTTGTAGTCAAACTCCAACTACAGCTTTACTTGCTATGAAATCAACGCAGCTAAAGATAAGTAGAAAATGGAATAGCATGATAACAGGAACAAAGATGAAAGGTAAAAATGGATTATTTACTCCAGCATCTTTTAGTCATGTATATAAATTAAGAACAGTTCAACAGTCAAATGATAAAGGCACTTGGTTTGGTTGGGAAGTTACTAAAGTAGGTCCTGTAGAGGATGCATCTTTATACCAACAAGCTAAATCATTCGCTGAAAGTGTTTCTAAAGGAGACGTTATAGTGAAACACGGTGAGAGTAATGGATCTGAAAAAGGATCTGAAGCTCACTTCTAATTCGTTTCGTTAAAATAATGTGGGCAAGCAATTGCCCACATCACAATACAAAGGGCTAAATGGAAAGAAATTTTATAGAGTATTTTACTGGGCTGCAAAGAAATTTTGGTTTTGCAGATTTAACAAAAAACATAAAAGATCCAACTACAGGTAAATTAAAACCAGAGTATGGTTGGTCAAAACAACCAATAACTGAACAAGATTATTTAGATCACTTAGAAGGTAATAAATCTATAGGTATACAACCATGTGATGATGATGGTATAGCAAGATTTGGTGCCATAGATATTGATTCTAAAGACTATAAAGATTTTTCAATTAAGAAATATTTAGATATTATTAAACAATACGATCTTCCATTAATTCCTATTAAATCTAAAAGTGGTGGATTACATCTTTACGTATTTTTAAAAGAACCAGTTAAAGCTTTGGTTATTAAAAAGTTTTTAGAAAGTTTATTATTTACATTACAGCTTCCATTAAGAATTGAAATATTTCCTAAACAAACAGAACTAGGTAAGGATTCAGAAGGAAATTTTATTAATGGTAATTTTATTAATCTTCCTTATTACAATAAATCCGAAAGAGTAGCTATCAACTTTGACGGTAAAGCATTTTCATTTGATCAATTTATAAAAGTTATAGAAGCAAATTTAAAAACTGAAAAAGAATTAGAAGAGTTTTCATTAGCCCATGTGAAAACTGTACTACAGGGAGGCCCATCCGAGTTTGATGATGGTCCTCCTTGTCTACAGATGATGACTAAAAAAGAATTAGATGATGGTAGAGATAGATGGTTATATAATTACATGGTATTTGCAAAGAAGAGATACCAGGACAAATGGGAAGAGATGGTAATAGATGCTCCTAAAAAATATTTTCTAAAAGATTCTAATGGATTAGTTATTGATGATTGGGGTGAAAAGAAAGTAAGAGATAAAATTAGATCTTGGAAAAAAGATTCTACTAAAGGATATACGTGTACTCAAGATCCTATTGCTAATTTTTGTATGAAAGCAGAATGTGCAAAAAGAAAATATGGATTTTTATCTGATAGAAAAGTATTGTTTCCTAAACTATCTAGTTTGGTTAAGATTAAATATCCAGAACCAGAATATACTTTCAACGTAGAATTACCTAATGGTGATTCTAAAAGTGTTAAAGCTAAACATATTAAACAAATAGTTTTACAAGAAGAGATAAGATCTATTATTGCAGCAGCAGCTGACTTTGTTCCTCCAAAAGTAAAATCAAATGAGTTTCAAGAAGTATTGGATAGTTTGTTTCCTCCAAAAGAAGAACTATTACCTCCAAAAGGAACTACTCCTGATGAACAACTAGAAGAGTACTTAAAAGAATATATTAATGGACCACAAGCTAAATCTAATGTTTCATTTAAAGCTGGATCTGTATTAATAGAAGGTGAGTATGCATACTTTAAATACCAAAATTTTTATAACTCTTTAAAGAATAAAGATTGGAAAGAAAATAAATCCAAGACTGCAGAAAAAATAATACAAATAGGTGGTGGTAAAGAAATAACTAAAATCAATATACCAAAAAGATTTCCTAAAAAACAAGGTGAAAAAGAATCACATGATCCAATTGATGTAATACAAATACCTATAGATAAATTTAAAATTAAATCTTCTAAACCTGAAGTAATATCTATCAAATCTAAAAAGGATATATTTTAATGATTAGAAAAGTATTAGGTCCTCCAGGAACAGGAAAGACAAGAAGACTATTAAATGAAGTAGATGGTTATTTAAAAAGAGGAGTGCCATTAAATAAAATAGGTTATTTTGCTTTTACTAGAAAAGCTGCAAATGAAGCTAGAGAAAGATTTTTACATTTAAATAAAAATCTTAATAAATCAGATGTTAAGTTTTTTCAAACATTACATTCTTTAGCTTTTCACACTTTAGGTATGAGTGAAGATAATGTTATGCAACCTATTCATTATGAACAAATAGGTAAAGAATTAAGTATACGAGTTAATTATTCAAGTGATTCAGAAGAAAGTTGTTATATGAATTGTGACAATGAATATTTTAAATTGATTGGTAAGGCACGAGTTAAATGTATTTCAATTGAAGATGAGTTTAACACTAATGAATGGAGTAGGGATATAGATTTAGATACATTGCATCATATAAATATTAATCTTAACAATTATAAGAAAGTTTATAACTTAGACGATTATACAGACATGATAGAAAAATTTGTTCTTAATTCAGATAAATGTCCTTTGTTTGAAGTTATCTTTATAGATGAAGCGCAAGATCTATCACCCATTCAATGGAGAATGTTTGATGTGTTAAAATCAAGATCTAAAGATATATTTTTAGCCGGAGATGATGACCAGGCTATTTTTGCTTGGGCTGGAGCTGATGTTAATAGATTTATAGATGAGCCGGCTGAAGAAGAAGTCTTACAACAATCTGAACGTATACCACTAGCAGTTCAAGAATTATCTAATACGATATTAAATAGAATTCAGGGTAAAAGAAAAGAAAAAGTATATTATGCAAAGAAAGATAAAGATGGAAATGTAGTTCAGGGTAAAGTTGATACTATATTTGATATAGATAGTTTAGATTTAACCACAGATAAATGGTTAATATTAACTAGAACAACTTATAGATCAGATGAAATATCTGAACTATTGAAAGAGAAAAAATTATATTTCAAAAATAGGTATGGAAAAAGCATTGATAGTAGACTTTATAAATCAGTATTAAAGTGGACTGATCTTACTTTAGGAAAAGAAATATCAATAGCAGATTGCAAAGATATATATGAATATTTAGATGATACTTTTAACGAAAAAAAATTTGAAAATAAAAATTCAATCAAAATGGAAGATCTTGGATTTAATCCTGGAATAACTTGGTTTGATGCATTTACAAATTTAGATCAAGAAAAAGAATTATACATTAGAACAATGTTAACTAATGGTGAAAAATTATCTGAAGAACCAAGAATAGAAGTATCAACCATTCATGCAGCAAAAGGTGGTGAATGTAAGAATGTTATTCTTGTTTTAGATAATGCAAGGAAGATAAGACAATCTATAGAAGCAAGTGTAGAAAAACAAGATGAAGAACATAGAGTTTGGTATGTTGGTTCAACAAGATCTATGGAGAATCTTTATATATTAAAATCAAAAAAAGATTGGAAAGGATATCAGTTATGAGTAATAAAACGTTTTTTAAACAGGTAGGAGGAGCTCATTATAAGAAATATAAGATACAACCTTCTTTATTTATCAATAAAAATAAGATACTATTCGCCGAAGGTAATGCAATTAAATATATTTGCAGACACCAAGATAAAGGAAAAAAACAGGATTTGTTAAAAGCAATCCATTATATAGAAATGATTATTGAAAGGGATTATGAAAATACCTCTATTTGAAGCACAAAAGGAATGGGTTGAACCGGAAGAATTTCCAGATCTAAGATCTTACGATGAGATCGCAGTAGACTTAGAAACAAGAGATCCAGATTTAAAAAAGAAAGGATCAGGTTCTGTTATAGGTAATGGAGAAGTAATTGGTATAGCTGTAGCTGTGCCAGGACGATCTTTTTATTTTCCCATAGCCCACGGCTCAGGGCCCAACATGGATAAGAAAAAAGTTTTAGAATGGTTTAAAGATACCATGGCAACACCATCATTAAAAATATTTCATAATGCAATGTATGACGTTTGTTGGATTAGACAAATGGGTATTAAGATTAATGGTTTAATCGTAGATACTATGATTGCAGCATCTTTAATTAATGAGAATAGATTTCAATACAGTTTAAATATGTTGTCCTGGGATTATCTTGGTTATGGTAAGAGTGAAGCAGCTTTAAATGAAGCAGCCAAGTCAAGAGGATTAGATCCTAAGGAAGATATGTGGCAATTACCAGCTATGGAAGTTGGTGCTTACGCTGAAAAAGATGCTGAACTTACATTAGAACTATGGCAAATGTTTAAGAAAGAAATAATTCATCAAGATATAGAATCAGTATTTAGTTTAGAAACTGATTTATTCCCATGTCTAGTGGATATGAGGTTTAAAGGTGTAAGAGTTGATATAGAGCGAGCACACAAACTGAAACAGCAACTAACAGCACAAGAGCATGAATTGTTATTAAAAGTAAAACAAGAAACAGGGATAGAACCGCAGATTTGGGCTGCAAGGTCCATTGCAACAGTTTTTGATAAGCTTGGTTTACCTTATGATAGAACAGAGAAATCATCGGCACCATCCTTTACTAAAAATTTTTTACAAGAACATTCTAATCCTATAGTGCAAATGATTGCGAAAGCAAGAGAAATTAATAAAGCACATACAACTTTTATTGATACAATCATTAGGTATGAACATAAGGGTCGTATTCATGCAGAAATAAATCAGATAAGATCAGATCAAGGTGGAACTGTAACTGGTAGATTCAGTTATAATAATCCAAACCTACAGCAGCTTCCAGCAAGGAACAAGGACCTAGGACCTTTGATTAGATCTTTATTCTTACCTGAAGAAGGTCACACCTGGGGTTGCTTTGACTATTCACAACAAGAACCAAGATTAGTTGTACACTATGCGTCTCTATATAAATTTCCATCGGTGTATGATGTTATTGAATCTTATAAAGAAGATCCTAACACAGACTTTCACCAAGTTGTTGCTGATATGGCAAACATACCAAGATCGCAAGCCAAAACAATTAACCTTGGGTTATTTTATGGAATGGGTAAAGCTAAATTACAAGCTGAACTTGGTGTGTCTAAAGAAAAAGCTGCAGAACTATTTGAACAGTATCACGCTAAAGTTCCATTTGTAAAACAGTTAACTAATGCTGCCTCAAATAGATCACAAGAACGTGGACAAATTAGAACTTTACTAGGTCGTCTATGTAGATTTCATTTGTGGGAGCCTAATCAATTTGGTATGCATAAAGCACTGCCTCATGAAGAAGCACTCCAGGAACATGGACCAGGGATTAGAAGAGCTTATACATACAAAGCCTTAAATAAATTAATTCAAGGTTCTGCTGCTGATATGACAAAAAAATCTATGTTGGAGTTATATAAACAAGGTATTGTTGCTCATATTCAAATTCATGATGAATTGGATATATCAGTTGAATCTCCTGAACATGCTAAAAAAATAATTGACATCATGGAAAATGCAGTACAATTAGAAGTTCCCAATAAAGTGGATTATGAATCCGGTGAAAACTGGGGTGATATCTATGATTGATTATGTCTTATCTTAATGCTAACATTCCACCGATTTATTGTAAAATAAGAAGGGAGTATCTTTATGACTTACGAAAACATCACGGCGAAACTGAAGATTGTGTGGTCTTTGCTATTGCAAGCATTCCAGGGCGTGCAATCTTATTTCATGCTTTACTTACGAATGGTGCAATATATTGGCGGCTTCCTATCAGTGCTTTTCTTCAAGGAGGAAACAGCGGTACTGTGCATCAA